AGACCTTGTGTTTCAATAAGCCTATCAAATGTTGATTGACTATAAACCATATTAGCTATAATTTGCACCTCTTCCCACTCTTCAATATCACCAGCATAATTTATTTCTTTAAATATATTTAAGTCAGGTGCATCTTCTAAAACATAAACCAATTGAAATGTTGGCCTATCGTATAGCTCCATATAGCACTGGCCTTGCCAATCGTATAATTTATTATCACTCGTTTTAGATTCGTGAAATGTAAATAAATCCCAACTGTTTTTGATGTCTATAATACTTTCACCTGTATCAATATCACATTCACCAGTAATAAAATCATTATAAACTCGTGTATCATTCTTTACATAATCCGTATCAAATAGGCTATTATAGCTTTTAATACCAGCATCTTCACAAGCAATACCTTTTTCAAGATATTTATTTGTAATTTCTTTGTATCTTCCATAACGCTTCTGCAAATACGTTTTAATTGCAAGCTTTTCACCTGTTGCGCCAAGCCCTGTTTTACCACATAGGCCACCTACTGCGCTGCTTCTAAATATTAAATTATCTATCATATTATCGTATGTTTATTGGATTGTATTCTACTTCTGCAATATAACTTCCTATTAATCTTATTTGAACTAAATCTCTTGAATTTAAAGCAAACCATTCGCCAACTTTTCTTTTTGATTTAAATTGCTCGTGTAGCCAATATTCTAAAATACCATTATCTTCATCATATCCCCTTTCGCACCCTAAAGTTATTAATAAATGAAGATTTGCGCCACTTTGATTTCTTAGCTGTTGCAGTCTTTTTTTATGGCAATCCGCCTTACCTATTTTAAATAAATTAGTATCTTTATTCATAATAACATAAACATATTTAAGCATATTACCATTTTCAATCATATACTCAAACTCTTTTTCATTCATTTGTTCTCTATCGCTTTTTAAATTAGGAACAAACCTATTTATATAATTTTCGTAAATTTCCATTATCGTATAAATTTTACTCTTACTGCATCAACCATAGAACCAAATGCAGCTACTTTAGTTACATACAAAACTAATTCCTTACCAACCCATTGCTCTATGTATGGTGACCCTGCTACTTTTGTAATTACTTTCATATTCTCTTTATTTAATATCATTGGCTTTTTAGCTCCTTTGAAATGTGCTAATATGCAATTCTTTGTTTCAAGCTTCTTGCCATTAAATAATTCAATATTTACATTTTCTATTTTTTCAATAGTTACTTTCAGTTCCTGATTAGGTTGAAAGTCATAACTTCCAATATATTTTGGATCAGTCATTTTTTTCCAATGTGTTAAATTTTCCATTTCTTTATTTGTTTTTTAGTTTCTAATAATTGTTTCTTATAAATCTTTACTTTATCCTGCAATATAACCAATTGCTTTAACAATAGCTTTTCGTTATGTTCTAAATCTGCTAATTTCATTAGAATAATTCTTTTAAAACACAGTCATAAACAAATTCTGAATTGCAGTTTAGTTCTTCTATTTCTGCATCTGTTAATTCAATTCCATCTATTTCTGCTGATACTATGTGAGCATCGCAAAAGTCAGGATAATCATTGGTGTCTATTCCACCTAATTCTATGTTTGTTATTTTTTCTAATTCCATTGCTGTGGTTGGCTTATAAGGTTTAAAGTTGTTGTGATTGAATAAAGCAGCCATTGTGCTTGTTTTGTTTTTAAAATGTTCCGTTCATTTATTGCAATATTTCGTAACCTATTTATTTTGTCGTATCGGTTTCTTAGTGTTTCTATTCTGCTCATAATTTATTTATATTTTTCTAAAAAATAATCCATTAATTTATTAGCTCCACATTTGCAAGTGTAGCCTCTTAATTGGTCGCAACTATGATATTGTATTTGATTACACGAATTACAATATCTTCTTGTATTCCCAATTAACCATTGATACATTGAGAATTTTACTGCTGTTTGTTTGCTCATTTGTTTTCGGTTTTTAACTTGTGTACTAATTCCTTTTGTAATCGCCATTTGTTAGCTGCTTTGCCAAGTTCAATAAATTCTTGATCATCACATTCGCCAGTGTGTGTCATTTCTAAACAGTTCTTGTAATACTGCCAGTAGAATGCTAATTTGTTTTCTTCTTGTTCTAAAGTCATTCTTTGTACCCTCCATCGTTATTGTATAGTTCAGTTATTGTATTGTTTAATGGTAATCCTAAAGCATCTTTTATAGCTATTACATAAGGAGTCTTGCATAGTGTTGGTGATTCACTTATTATTTGCTTTAATACTGTTTGAAATTGCACTCCCATTTTATCAGCTATGTACCCAATTGCTTCTTGGCTTTCCAGTAGTGCTAATACTACTTCTTTTTTTAATCGTTCTTTTTGCATAATTTTAAAATATAGGTTTTATTTGTTTTTTGATTTGTATACACTCCACTTCGTTTTATTGCACCACTTATTGAGCCTGTTGTAGTGCATAACAACCTACCTGCTTTAGTCATACTTACCTTTGATGCTATTAGTTCTTTAGTTGCGCTAAAAATATCTATCAGAGTAGGTGCAAAGTTTAATTCATATCTTTCAAGTGGTGTCATAATTTTTCGATTTCAATTTTAACTTCTTGCCAATAATTATAAAACTTATTATCAGATTCTCCTGTTGTAAAAGAATCCATCCAAATATCATTTACCACTTTTGATATCTCATCTACTGCAATTAATGCACATTGTTTGGATTCGGATTTATCTGTATTATATAAATACAAATATTTTTTAACTAACTCTTTTGCTTTTTCTTTTGGTGTCATAATTTATTTGTTAAAATTTTGGTTATAGTATTTTTTTCCTGGCAATTCATTGTCTAATCCAATTACTTCTATTTGATTACAAGCATCAATTATCTGTTGCTTTTCCATTGTTTTGGCTTTTTGAAATAACCCAAGTTCATTTACTCCATAATTATGGAGGGCAATAAATTCCTGCTCCAACCATTCAATTGCTGTCATAGATTTATTTTCCATATAATTTAAGTGTTGTTTTATTATTAAATTTACCTGTAAGCATATTAGATAAATGACTTCTTGATATTCCATTATGTTTAGCTGCTTCTGTTACACTATCATAAATTTTATTATTACTAGTATCAATTACTTTTTTACAAGGTTTTGTAACTTTTTGCAATCCATTAGCAAATGAATGTAACCCATTTTCAGATTGAGTAACCCATTCAAGATTTTCAAGTCTATTATCATACTTTACTCCATTAATATGATTAACTTGAAGTTTATTTAAAGGATTAGGTATAAAAATTTCAGCTAATAATCTATGTTGTGAAACTGTAATAGATTTATTATTATTCCAAATAGTACATCTCATATATCCATTTGTATCTTTACTCCATTTTTTAAACTTTTTAGTTTGTTCACTAAATAATCTACCATCTTGATAAATTAAATAATTACCTTGATTTATTTTATATGCTGTTTGTTTGCTCATTATGATGTTTTCTCGCTGATTAATGTAAATACTTGATTGAACTTGGCATCAAACTCTTCTTGATTTGATTCTAATGGTGCTAAACTTAAAGCACTACTGGTTGTACTCGTTGCGATTGATTCTCCACCTAAATAAGTACATACTAATACTGCTTCTGTTTCGCTTACTATTTTAAAGTAGTGACAACTGTTTTTACGGTACGCAGGTAATTCAATATCGTGCGTTTCTTCGATTGTTTTTGTGATTGTGATTTTCATTGTTTGATTTGATTAGTCTTGTGTGATTAATAAGATTACGTATGTTAAAAAAAACATAACTGCTAACATTAGTACAAATAGTACCTTTTCTAAAATTTGATTTTTCATATTATTTTGTGTGATAAATTATTCCTTGTGATTGATAGTATTGTTTTACTTCTTTGATTGCATCGTTAAAATAGGTAACTGCAAAATTATTATCAAGCATATTCTTGCCACCTATGTTGTTACCTGAATCAGTTAATACGCAGTAGCCTATATCTTTTTTGTAAAGTGTTAGTTCTACCATAAACTCATTTGTAATTGAGTTGTAAAATGTTAATGATGTGATTTTTTCCATTGTTTTAGTTGTTTAAATTAATTTTGTGTTGTGCTTCAAGTCTTTTGTAGATTTGTACTGCTTTAGCTAAATATGTTCTGTTTACTT